GTGCACAGCCTCAACGGCTACGCCAGCCAGGCCCGCGGCGACCAGTGCATCAGCTTCGTGCGCGCACTCGCCCTCTGCCACGCCATCGACCGTCTCGATCTGCTGGCCATGGGAGCCGAGGCGATCGGCGCGGCCGTTGTCCACGTCCGGTATGTGCCCGCCATCGAGAGCGCGATCGCCCGCGACCGGGCGAAGGACCTGCGCCGCGAGGCCGACGAAGCCGAGCGAATCGCCGACCGTAAAGACCGCATCTGGCGGGGGCAGTAATGGAGACCTGGCTCACCCCGCAGCGGATGGTGGACCTTGCCCTGCCGGGCCTTCCCGGCGACGTCGACAACCTCAACAAGATCGCCCGGCGCGACTGGCGCCAGGCCACCGACCTGGCCGGCGAGCCGCTGGCCCGCCGCCGGGCCGGCAAGGGCGGCGGCTGGGAGTACCACTACAGCGTCCTGCCGAGTGCCGCGCAGGCCCGCCTGATGGCCCTGGCCGCGCGCCAGGCGGCGCCGGCCGAGCCCGCCGCACCCGAGGTGCCGCGCGAGGAGGCGAACCGCAAGGCAGCGTGGGACCGGTACGACGCGCTCCCGGCCAAGGCCAAGGCAAAGGCGAAGGCCAAGCTGGACGCGCTGGTGAAGGTCCACGAGCTGGAGGCCGGCGGCATGACGCGCTCGGCCGCGGTCGCCACGGTCGCCGGCGAGATCCGCAAGAGCGCCGGCTCGATCTTCAACTGGCTCGGCGAGGTCCGCGGGGTCGAGCGCGCCGACTGGCTGCCGGCCCTGGCGCCGCACTACGTCGGCCGCACGGCCACCGCCGACGTCACGCCCGAGGCGTGGGAGTGGTTCAAGGGCGACTTCCTGCGGCAGAGCGCCCCGCTGCCGGCCGAGTGCTACCAGCGCCTGCTGGGCGAGGCGAAGAAGTACGGCTGGACCGTGCCGTCGCTGAAGACGCTGACGCGGCGCCTGGAGCAGATCGACCCGCGGATCGTCGCGATGCGGCGCGGGGGCGTAGAGGCACACGACAGGCTGAACCCGCCGCAGCGCCGCGACCGCACGGTGTTCCACGTCATGGAGGCGCTGAACTACGACGGTCACAAGATCGACGTGTTCGTGAAGTGGCTCGACGGCACCGTGTCGCGGGCCGTCCTGCTGGCCTTCCAGGACCTGCGCAGCGGCAAGATCGTCGGCTGGCGGGTCGACCGGTCGGAGTCGGCCGAGGGCTTCCGGCTGGCGTTCGGCGACGTCGCCGATACCTACGGCCTGCCGGACATCATCTACTCCGACAACACCATGGCCGCCGCCGCGAAGGAGAACACCGGCGGCAGCGCCTACCGGCACCGCGGCAAGGTCAAGGAAGACGACTTCCAGGGTGCCTTCACCGCGGCCGGCATCGAGATCCGGTTCACCCTGCCGGCCCACGGCCAGTCCAAGCTGATCGAGCGGAGCTTCGGGGAGCTGAGCCGCTACATCGCCAAGGCCCCTGAATGCGAGGGCGCCTACACCGGCAACAACCCGTCGAACAAGCCGAGCAACTACGGCAGCCGGGCGGTACCTCTCGACGTGCTGGTGCAGGTCTGCGAGCGCGAGATCAACCGGTTCAACGCCCGCACCGACCGGAACGGCCTGGTCGCCAAGGGCCGGAGCTACGACGAGATCTTCGCCGAGGGCTACTCGACCGCCCCGATCCGGCGTCTGACCGAGGCCGACGCGGCGATGCGCCGGCTGTGGCTGCTGTCCGCCGAGGGCGTGCGCTGCCATCGCGAGAATGGGCATATCGAGCTGTACGGCAACCGCTACTGGAGCGAGTGCCTGCTGCGGCTGCGCGGCAAGAAGGTCGCCGTCCGGTTTGATCCCGACAAGCTGCAGCAGCCGCTGCACGTCTACCGCCTCGACGGTGCCTATGTGGGCGCCGCCGAATGCATCGCCGACGTCGGCCATGCCGACCGCGATGCGGCGCGGCAGACCGCTCGGGCGACCGCCGCCAAGCGCCGTGCAACGCGCGACCTGATCGAGGCCGAGGGCATCCTGGATGCCGGCCGCATCGCCCGCGAGCAGGCAAAGGTGCCTGCGGCGCCGGTCCCCGTTTCCAAGGTGATCCGCCCACACCGCTTCGACGGCACCGCCGCCGTGAAGGTCGAACCGCGCGGTCTGGCCGACACCGATCCGAACGCACTGCCCGAGAACCTGGCCGGCAACGTGCTGGCCTACGCGGCAGCCAAGAACCGCAGCCGTCTGTGACGCCTGCGTGAAGTGGCCGGCGCGCGCGGCAACGCCCACCGGCCGGTAACGATGGAGGTAGAAAGGTGAACGATATCAGGACCACCCCCATTCCGGAAGGCGGCGCGTCGCTCGTGTCGGCCACTCCGGAGGACGCCCGCCGCCAGGCGGTGCGGGCGGCGATGGACGCCGACGGCCTGTCGCAGGTCGCGGCCGGCAAGGAGATCGGCTTCTCCGGTCCCGCCCTGAACCAGTGGCTGCAGGGCAAGTACAAGGGCGACAACGCCACCTTCGACCGCGCAGTCGACCAGTGGCTGGCCGCTCGCGATCGGCGGCTGCAGACCGCCATGCAGATCCCGGAGGCGCCCGCGTTCTTCGAAGGGCCGACCGCCCGGGACATCCTGGTGATGCTGGCCCTGGCCCACGCCGACGGCGACATCGTGACCATCACGGGCGGCCCCGGCGTCGGCAAGACGAAGTGCGCCAGGTCCTACCGCGACAGCAACCGCTCGGTCTGGCTGGCCACCATGGCTCCGCACTGCTCCTCGGTGGTGCCGGCGCTGCAGGAGATCGCCGAGGCGGTCGGCATCAAGGACATGAGCTACACCGGTGCGCGGGCGCTGTACCGGGCGATCCTGAAGCGGGTCGACGAGACGAACGGCCTGCTGATCGTCGACGAGTCGCAGCACATGAACGTGAAGTGCTTCGACGAGATCCGCTCGATCCACGACGCCACCGGCATCGGCATCGCCTTCATCGGCAACGAGACGGTCTCCGGCCGGATGGCCGGCGGCGGTCGCGCCGGCGACCACGCCCAGGTCTACAGCCGGGTCGGCGGCCGGCGCTACATCCCGCGGCCGGTGAAGGGCGACGTCCGCGCCCAGGTCGACGCCTGGGGTATCGACTGCGCGGACTGCATCGGCTTCCTGGAGGAGGTCGCCGCCAAGCCGGGCGCGCTCCGGTTGGTGACGAAGGTCCTGCGCCGGGCGGTCCTGCATGCGGGATCCGTCGAGGCGGTCACCGTCGAGCACCTGCGGTCGGCCTGGATGAACCTGGGGGCCGAGCGATGATCGGCGCCAAGATCCGGGCCGTGGTCGAGCGCTGGGCGGAAGCCCTGCACGAGGGCCGCGAGATCCCGATGGACGTCTACGAGCACGGCTGCGCCGAGCTGCTGGACGCCGCCACCATGGCCGACGCGCTGGAGCGCCGCCGGATCCCGACGAAGCTCCGCGTGGTCGGCTCCGACGACGCCACCGACCCGCTGGTGTCGCTCGACGCCTGGCGTCGGCGTCTCCCGGCCAAGCCGCAGTACCGGCCGGCCGGCCCCACCGGAGGGTCGGCGGCATGAGCGGCGTCGAGTTCGAGCCCGGCTTCCCGCCGACCGACACCGTCCTGCGGTGGGTCGACCCGGACGGCACCGCAGTCGAGGCGATCGCCGAGACGTTCCGGGAGAGCGCCGGGTTCCGCATCTACAACCTGCGGACTCCCTGCGGCGAACTGATCACTGCCGTCATGGACGTGAACCCCGACACCGGCGTGCTGAGCATGGTCGCCACCCGCGGCACCGGTCAGTCGATCCGCGTCACCCCGGAGACCCGCGATGCGTAGGCGCCGCGGCCTCCTGCACCTGATCCGCCAGCAGCTGCGCTGGTGGTTCCCCCGCTTCTCAACCCACCTTCCGAGGAGGTTTCAGTGACCGCCACGAACGCCGCGACCATGGCTCCGGCCGAGATCCCGCCGGGCTTCATGGAGAACGACAAGGGCCACATGGTCCGGGTCGAGCAGATCGCCCCGCACGAGCTGCTGGAGGACCAGCTGGTCAAGAAGATCTTCGCCTACGCCTTCGAGCTGTCGGCGCAGATCGGCCGGTTCAAGGGCCACACCTTCGACGACTGCGCGACCTTCCTGGACCTGCTGGCCGAGCACCACGGCATCACCAAGCGTGGCCTGAAGGGCAAGGGCAACGTCTCGTTCACCACCTTCGACGGCCGAGCGCGGGTGCAGATCCAGGTCCAGGATCAGCTCACCTTCGGACCGGGGCTGCAGGTCGCCAAGACGGCGATCGACGAGTGCCTGCGCGCCTGGTCGGCCGACGCCAGGTCCGAGCTGCAGGCGGTGATCACCGAGACCTTCCGCACGGACAAGGAAGGGCAGGTCAGCCGCACCGCCGTGTTCTCCCTGTTGCGCATGCCGATCGACGACCAGAAGTGGCAGAAAGCCATGAATGTGCTGCGGGAGAGCATCCGGACCCAAGGCAGCAAGACGTACATCCGGATCCAGTACCGGCGCGACAGCGACGGCGGCTGGAACAGCCTGTCGCTCGACCTGGCCTCGGCCGAGGTGCCCGAGGGCATGGTCGCCACGCATTTGCCGGCCGCCGAGCCGGTGGGTGGTGCGTGATGACCCGCCGGACCCGGGAAGTGGCAACGATCGACATCTACGAGCCGGCGGCGCCGGCCGAGGTCCCGGTCGTCCACATCCGGTGCTGGTACGGGGTGCCCGACCTGTGGGTCTACCGGGACACCTGCAATCGTGTGCGGACCGTCGACCGGGTCCGCGGCCTGCCGCAGCCGCTCCCCGAGGGGGAGCTGCTCGGCTGGCCGCCGGTCGGCCCGGTCCTCGCCGCGCAGGGGGTGTGAGATGGCCCGCCTGGACGACGCCCTGCTGGATCTGGACGCGGCGGTGCGGGGCATCCTGCCGTACCGCCCGCGCCAGCAGCAGGACGCCGTCCGGCGGGCGATCGCCCGTGTCATTCAATCCGCCCGGGCCGAGGCCGCAGGCGAGTTCGTCGACCCCCGCCAGCAGCTGCAGGCCGCGCTCGATCGCGCCGCTGCCGAGCTGGGCTGGTCCGAAACCATCGTGATCGTGAACGCCGCCGGCCGCCGCCACGCCGGCCCGACGACGAGGGCGAGCTGATGCGCTTTGGCCGTACCGATACATTCGTTGAGTTTCAGGATACGCGCAGGAAGCGCCTGGCGCTGGCGCGGAAGCACCGCCTCGAGCGCGAGCGACTGCCGTTGTTCGCCAAACAGATTGCCGAGCAACAGCCTGACGCCGACACGGTGATGGCCGAGCGTGCGGAACGCTGGGTCCGATGGCAACAGGAGCGGCGCGACACACGGGCCGCGAACTGGCGGCGTGCCCGCGCGAAGCTGTTCACTTACGGCGACAACATTCGGGCGGTCCTGCGTCGCCTATGGAACGAGGCCCCCTATCCGGCCGCGCCGGAGTACCTGGCCGACATGCTCCACCGCTATGACACCGGCCGCCTCGATCCCGACAACCCGCCGTGGATCTACCGCGGCCCCGGCCTGTCGCCGAACCTCGGCGAGGCGATGGCCTGCATCCGCCGCGAGGCACGCGCGCGAGCGGGCTTGCTGCCATTGGAGGTCGCATGAGCGCCGCCGAGAAGACGGCCGGAGCCGGAATCAGCCCGGGCCGCCGGGCACGCCTGGCCAAGGTCCACATCGCCAAGAAGCAGCTGCAACTCGACGACGCCACCTACGGCGCCACGCTGGCACGGTTGTTCAAGGGGATCACGAGCGCGGCGGATCTCACCGATCGCCAGCTCGACGAGCTGCTGGAGCACTTCAAGAGCCAGGGCTTCAAGGCCCCGAAAACGCCCCCGAAACGTGCCGGCAACCGCCCGATGGCCGACGGCCCGGAGGCCAAGAAGCTGCGCGCCCTGTGGCTGTCGCTCTACCACCTCGGCGTGGTCCGCGACCCGTCCGAGACGGCGCTGGCGGCCTACGTCAAGCGCACCACCCGCGTCGCCGCCCTGCAGTGGCTGAAGGGCGACAAGGGCATGCAGGCGATCGAGGGCCTCAAGAAGATGGCCGAGCGCGCCGGCGTCGACTGGTCGCGCGAGGCGATCGAGGCGCCCGGCTGGCTCGGCGTGCTGCCGATGCACGCCTACGAGCCGTTCGCCGTTGTCACCGCGCAGTGGGCGCGCCTGGTCGAGCTGGGCCGCACGATCGAGCATCCGCAACAGAGCTGTTGGCAGTTCGCACAGGCGTGCGGGCTCCCGGCGTCGCCGCACGTCTACAAGCCCGAGGATTGGCATCGCCTGATTGAGGCTTACGGGCGGATGATCCGCAATGCGCAGGGCAAGGCATCGTCATGACCCGGCGGATCCTAAGCATCGACGTCGCCCGCGTGGTCTGCTCGGTTTGGCCGGTCACCATGGACGAGCTGCGCGGGCCGCTGACCCACCGGAGGATCGCCGAGGCACGGCACGCCGCGTACTGGCTCGCCAGCCGCGCCACCGGCCGCTCGATGCCGGTCCTCGGCCGTGCTTTCCGCCGGGACCACACTACGATCTGGCACGGCATTCGGGCCGTCGACAGCGGTCGCTGGGACCAGGTCCCGGGCTTTCGCGATCGACTGATCAAGGCTGAGGGGCTTGTCGCGCTGCTGAAGCCTGTGCATGGGCCGGACGTCACCGAGGGCTGGCCGAATCCCGTCTCGGTCGCGGCGACCTTCCAAAGCGTCGAGGTGCTCGGGTGAGCGAGCGCGACAAGATCCTGGAGCGAATCCGGAAGCTGAAGGCGCTGGCCGAGCGCGGCGGCACCCCGGAGGAGGCCGAGGCAGCTGCTGCCAAGATCCGCCAGCTGATCGCCGACTACGGGCTAGACCAGGCCGACGTGGACGCGGCCGAGATCTCGGTAGCGGCCGTCGAGCTGGGGCGATCCAAGCGCCAGATCGTCGACCAGCTCGCCAAGTGCGTCGCCTACGCCTGCGGGTGCACCTCAATCATGCAGTACACCCGAGAAGGGCTGCTGGTGATCTACGTCGGCCCGGATCCGGCGCCGGTGATCGCGACCTATCTGCACGAGGTCTGCTATCGCTCCGTCGAGGAAGCGGCCAAGGCGTTCCGGCGGACGGACGAATACCGGCGCCGGCGCAAGCCGAACACCCGCGCCGCCGCCGTCAAGGCGTTCAAAGCGGCCATGATCGAGCGTCTCGGCCGCAAGCTGGTCGCGCTCGGCTGGCTGAAGATCGACCAGCTGAAGCGCTTGCAGCTCGCCTATGAGCGTCGGGCCAACACCACCCTGCGCTCGACTGGCCCCATGAAAGCCCCTTCGAGGTCGCAGCGTTGGGCCGATGCGCGTCAGGCCGGCGACGAGGCCGGGCGCCAGATCGATATCCATCGGCCGGTCAACGGCGGCTCCGACGTCAGGCTGATTGGCCAGGCTGAATGACCGACCAGGCGCCCCCGCTCCCGAAGCTGCTGGCCGACGTCGCCGAGGCGCTCGGCACGGCGGCGGCGCTGCGGCTGGCGCGGGACCATGGCGGCCGAATCCTGGCGGTCCCGAAGCGCCCCACGGACGCTTTCGTCGCCAAGGTCGGCCAGGAACTGGCGGCCTGGCTCTGCGAGAACCACGGCCCCGGGCACGTCGATGTGCCGCTCGGCCCGACGGGCGATCGCGCCGAGCGAGCTGCCCGGATGCACACGGCGATCGTGCAGGGCGAAGGCAGCGCCTCCGACCTGGCGCGGCGGTTCGGTGTTGCGGCCCGGACCGTGAAACGTCATCGTGCGAATGCCCGCGTAGGCGACACCGACCTGCCGCTGCTGGCCCCCCTGAAATCCGACACCTGACCCCGACGGGGTGACATCTGTCACCGCTGATACGGCACCGCGCATCGTCCACGCTTCATACGTGAGCGGGGCACGTCCCCGCGTCCTACGTTGAGGGACAGGCGATGGATGCCAAGCTGCCCGAGCCGGGCATTCCCGAGCACTGGAACTGGCCGAACTTCACGCCCGCCGAGCTGCGGTGCAAGCACACCGGAATCTTCGCCATGCAGCCGGCCTTCCTGGACCGGCTGCAGGAGCTGCGCACCGAGCTGGGCTTCCCCTTCGTGATCACGTCCGGTTACCGGGCGCCGACGCACCCGGTCGAGGCGGCGAAGAAGTGGCCGGGCGCGCACGCCTATGGCCGGGCGGTCGACATCGCCACGGCCTCGGCCGTCCGGTCCCTGCGGATCGTCGAGCGAGCCCGTGCCTTCGGCTTCACCGGCATCGGCGTGAGCATGCCGGTCGGCCAGCTCGGTCACCGCTTCATCCATCTCGACGACATGCAGCCGGACGAGTTCCACGCCGTCCGGCCGAACTTCTGGTCCTACTGAGGAGACCGCAAGTGAGCCAATCCGACACCCCCTACGAGGGCCTTCCGGTCGCCGGCTACCGGCCGCAGACCGAGCGAAGCGTCGGGGCCGTCAACGGCATGAAGGCCACCGAGGAGGCGATCCTTCGCGTGCTCGACAAGCTCGGCGAGGACGAGTCCATCGACCAGCGCTGGCTGGCGATCGGCCGCACGCAGATCGAGCAGGGCTTCATGGCCGTGAACCGGTCGATCTTCAAGCCGGAGCGCGTCGCGCTGCCGGGCGAGCACCACGGAACCTACGGAGGTCGCCCGTGAACAAGGTCAAGCTCCACTGGATTCCCGAGCGCAAGTTCCTGGCCGGCGGCATCGCCGGCATCCTCACCTGGCTGGTCACGCTCGCCGCGGCCTATGCCGGCGTGGACCTGCCGGCCGAGACGATCGGACCGCTGATCGTGTCGGCGGCGAGCGCCGCCTACTACCTGATCCCGCCGTCGGCGCAGGACATCGCGCGGCGGATCGACGGTGACCTGAAGACGACCTTCCGCGTCCCGGACGTTCGTGGCACGGCCACCAAGCTGGCGCTCGCCTTCCTGCTGCTGGGCGGGCTCACCGTCGGCGGGCCGATCGGCTGCGCCACCTACGAGGCGACCAAGGCCGAAGCGGCGACGCCGGCGCAGCGGCTGTACGCGCTGCAGGCCGACTACAACACCGCCCTGCAGGGAGCGGTCGCCTATGCCGAGAGTCCCCTGGCCGACCCGGGCGTGGTCGACGCGCTGGCCCGGCTCGACACGGTCGCGGTCGCCGCTCTCCACCGCGCCCAGGCGGCCCTTAAGACGGGCGACAGCGCGGCCGTCTCGGCGGCGATCGGCGCGACCCAGGCCGCCATCTACGAGCTGACCATGTACCTCGCCCAGCACGGAGGCGGAGCATGAACCAGGACACCCTGACGCTGATCCTGCAGGGGGTCCAGATCGCCTCCGCCGCCGCCGAGGGTGCGCCGCGGGCGATCGCCGCCGTCGACATGATGAAGCGCATCAAGGCCGAGGGTCGCGACCCGACCGCCGCCGAGTGGGCGGAGATCAACGAGACGACCGACGCCCTGCACGACCGCCTGCAGGCCGCCGCCGGTCGCGGAGACAGCGGTGCCTGATCTGCTCGACGCCGTGCAGGCCAGGGTCGACGATTTCCGCGAGGACGCGATCCGCCAGGCCCTGGCCGCCGGCACCCCGGCAGCCGCCGAGTCCGCGACCCACTGCGCGGAATGCGGCGAAGAGATCCCGGAGGCCCGCCGCCAGGCGGTCCCCGGCGTGAGCACCTGTATCGAGTGCCGGAGCAAGATGGAGCGCCGCCGCCGTGACATTTGATCTCGACACCCTCCTTCGGGCGGCACAGCTGCTCAACCTCGTGATCATCCCCGCGACGGCCTGGCTGGTGAGCCGGCTTCGCAAGGGGCTGGTTTCCGACGCGGAGCTGGCCAAGGAGCTGAAGACGCGCGACCAGGCCACGCTCGACATCGACCATCGCGTCGCCGCGATCGAGCACCGCCTGGAGCACATGCCCGACGGCGACGATCTGTCCGAGCTGCGCGAGGCGCTGGCGGGGCTGTCGTCCGACATCCGCAACTGGGGTCGGGAGACCGACGTCATCCGCACGACGCTGACCCGGATCGAGGACTTCCTGCTGAACAAGAATGGAGGACCGCGGTGAGCTACAGCGAACTGCTGGAGGCGGACCGGCGCCTGTTCATCCTTCGGCTGCTGGTCGACGTCGGCGGGTCTGCGAACGACAGCGTGATCCAGGACGGCCTCAAGGCCGGCGGGCATCGCCGTGGGGTGACGCGCGAGGTGGTGCGCGCTGAGCTGCGGTTCCTGGAGGGGGCCGGCTGTGCCGACCTGGAGTGGTTCAACACCGACGTCCTGGTGGCATCGATCACCCGTCGCGGCGTGGACGTCGCGAGCGGCGACGTGCAGGTTGACGGCATCAAGCGTCCGTCGATCGGGCGATAGGCCATGGCACGCCCGAGCCGCATCGACCGGCTGCCAGCCGAGGTTCGCGAACTGATCGGCGGCCTTCGCCGCCAGGGCCGCACGATCGACGAGATCCTGGCCAAGCTGCAGGAGCTGGACCTCGGCGACGATATGCCGTCGCGGTCGGGTCTCGGGAGGCACGTCAAGGAGATCGACGCGATCGCCGAAGAGATCCAGCGGTCGCGGACCATCGCCGAGGCGATCGTCCAGCGTTATGGCGACGAGCCGACGGCGAAGACGAGCCGGCTCAACATGGAGCTGATGCACAGCCTCATCAACCGCATGATGTTCAACGACGAGGGCAAGCTGGTCACGCTGGACGCCAAGGAGGCGATGTTCCTGGCGACGTCCATGCAGAAGCTTGCCGCGGCCGAGAAGTCGGACCTCGATCGCGAGGCGAAGCGGCGCAAGGAGTTCGCCGACAAGGCTGCCGAGGTGCTCGACCAGGCCGAGGCCGAGATCTCGGGAGCTGCCGCGACCGGCCGGATCGTCGACCCCATGGAGGCCCTGCGGAAGGTCCGCGAGGACATCTACGGGATCATCGGATGACCGGCCCCGCGGTACCGCTCTATCCGTTCCAGCAGCGCTGGTTCCTGGACCGGTCGCGCTTCAAGATCGGGATGTTCGCCCGGCAGACCGGCAAGACGTTCACCAGCACACTGGAACTGGTCGACGACTGCTACGAAGCCGAGGCCCAGGGCGGCCGGCGCCGGTGGGTGATCCTGTCTCGTGGCGAGCGCCAGGCCAAGGAGGCCATGGACGAGGGCGTGAAGTTGCACGCCAAGGCTTACGACGCCTACCTGGACGAGCTGGAGTACGAGTGGGGCGACGGCGACAACCGTTACAAGGCCCTTGAAGTCATCCTGAAGGGCGGCTCACGGATCACGGCACTGCCCGCCAATCCGGACACGGCCCGCGGCTTCAGCGCCAATGTGTTCCTCGACGAGTTCGCCTTCCACCAGGACAGCCGCGCGATCTGGAAGGCGCTGTTCCCGGTGATCTCGGCGGGTCACAAGATCCGCGTGGTCAGCACCCCGAACGGCAAGGGCAACAAGTTCTTCGAGCTGATGACGGCCAAGGACAGCGCCTGGTCGAAGCACGAGGTGGACATCTACCGCGCCGTCGCCGACGGCCTGCCCCGCGACATCGAGGAGCTGCGCGCCGGCATCGCCGACGAGGACGCCTGGGCGCAGGAGTACGAGCTGCAGTGGCTCGACGAGGCGAGCGCCTGGCTGCCCTACGAGCTTATCTCCAGCGTCGAGGATTCCGACGCCGGCATCCCCGACCTCTATCAGGGCGGCCCCTGCTACATCGGCAACGACATCGCGATCCGCAGCGACCTGTGGGTGGCTTGGGTCATGGAGGAGGTCGGTGACGTCCTGTGGACCCGGGAGATCCGGACCCTACGCCGGGCCAAGTTCGCCGAGCAGGACGCCGTCATGGACGAGCTGTTCGGCAAGTACCGGGTCGCCCGGCTCTGCATGGATCAGACCGGCATGGGCGAGAAGCCCGTCGAGGACGCCAAGCGCCGCTACGGCGAGTACCGGGTCGAGGGAATCCAGTTCTCGCTCGGCAACAAGCTGATCCTGGCGACCGCGGGGAAGCAGGCGTTCGAGGACCGCAAGGTACGGATTCCGCTCGGCGACAAGGTGCTGCGGGCCGACCTGCACAAGCTGCAGAAGGTGACCGGTCCGACTGGAGCGCCACGCTTCGTGGCCGAGAGCGACAGCTCGGGCCACGCCGACCGCGCCTGGTCCTGCTTCCTCGCGATCAACGGTACCGATCGCGAGTTCATGCCGCCGGCCGGTGAGACCGTCGAGGCCGAGCCCGACACGTACAAGCCGCAGGCCATGGGCGATCGTCCGGCCGCACGGCTTCTTGCGCGGAACATGCGCCCCCTGTTCACCCGGAGGTGACGATGGAGATGCTCAAAGCGCTCGGCCGATCTCTTGGCCTCCTAGGGCCCGATCTCGACCTGGCTCCGTTGGTCCAACATCGGCTGCGCGACGACTGGCCGATGATCACTGTCAACCACCCGGCAGGCCGGCTGCCCGAGCGGAACGCTCAACACCTGTTCGCCCGGAGGTGACGATGGAGATCCTTCAAGCTCTCGGCCGACTGGTCGGGCTGGCCGCGCCGGCCGCCGAGGCGACCGTCGTGCGGGAAGCGGTCGGCTCGACCGTGGATCCCGACGAGGACGAGTGGCGCCGCCTGACCGGCGACGGCCGCTGCGACCTGGCGCCGATGACCCAGCGCCGCATGCGCGACCTGGCCGTCTACCTGTGGGAGACGAACCTGCTGGCCAACCGGCTGGTCGAGCTGCCGATCGCCTACCTGCTGGCCGAGGGCGTGACACTCGAGTCCGACGACAAGGACGCCAAGAAGTGGCTCGACGCGTTCTGGCAGGACCCGATCAACTGCATGGACCTGTCGCTGCCCCGCAAGATGCGGGCGCTGTCGTTGCTCGGCGAGCAGTGCTGGCCGGCGTTCGTCAACGAGTTCAACGGCCACGTCCGCCTGGGCACGCTCGACCCGTCGCAGATCGAGACGGTGGTGTTCGACCCCGACAACTCCGAGCAGCCGATCGGCGTGGTGACGGTGCGCAACCGCAAGGGGGTGCAGCGCCGCTACCGGGTGATCGTGATCGGTCCCGAGGAGGTGTTCAGCCGCCGGACCCGCGAGATCCGGCAGACCTTCACCGACGGCGAGTGCTTCTATTTCCGGATCAACGACCTCGGCCGGCGCGGGCGGTCCGACCTGCTGGCGCAGATCGACTGGCTCGACTCCTATGAGCAGTTCCTGTTCGGCGAGATCGACCGCGCGCAGTTCCTGCGGGCGTTCATGTGGGACGTCACCCTGAAGGGGGCGACCAAGGAAGAGGTGGAAGCCCGCGCCCGCTCGATCACGGCGCCCCGGCCGGGCAGTACTCGGGTCCACAACGACAGCGAAGTGTGGGGCGCCGTCACCCCGGACCTTAAGGCCAGCGACGGCGACACCTCGGCCCGGGTGTTCCGCACCCACATCCTGGGCGGTGCCACCCTGCCCGAGCACTGGTACGGCGCAGGTGGCGACGTCAACCGGGCGACCGCGTCCGAGATGGGCGACCCGACGTACAAGATGCTGGCGATGCGGCAGCGGGTCTGGAGCCACATCCTCGAACAGGTGGGGGCCTACGTCGTGTGGCGCCGCCTGGATCCGACCGGCGAGTCGGCTCCGGACCCGGCGGATCCCGACACCGCCCTGCAGGTTCGGGCGGTCTTCCCCGAGCTGGTCAGCCACGACGTGTCCAAGTACGCCGCGGCCATGGGCCAGGTGGTGGTGGCGGTTGCCATGGCGATCGACCGCGGGCTGATGGACGAGGAGCTGGGGCTGCGCCACGTCCAGACGATCAGCACCATGCTCGGGGTCGAGTTCGACGTCGCCGCGGCGCTGAAGGCCGCCCGGGCGGCGGTCGACAAGCGGCGCGAGGAGGACCGGTTCACGGATCCGCCGGAGGAGCCGGCCGACGCCGCGGATCCCCAGGACGGCGGAGATCCCGCCGCGCTGCCGCCGGCCGCCGCGAAGTAGCCGGCCATGCCGGACGATCGCCGCCCGACCGACGGGGAGCGCAACCGGGCCTTTCGGAAGGAGGCGACCAGGCAGCGCCGCCGGATGACGGCGATGCAGCGCGACCTGGCCAAGGAGATCACCCGGCTGCTGAAGGTTGCCGAGGCGGACATCGCCGGGCGCCTGGCCGCCGCAGCGTCGTCCTACGACGAAGCGACACTGCCGTCCCTGCAGGCGTCGATCCGCGCGGCGCTCGACGAGCTGGAGCGCGGGGTCGTGCCCGGCCTGGTGCGCGGCGCCGGCGACGCCTGGCAGATCGGGGTCGACCAGGTCGACCTCCCGATCGACGCGGGCCTGTCCGCCGGCGGCCGGCCGGCCGCGTCGATCCGGGCGGTCCTGCCGAGCCTCGACACCCAGCAGCTCCGGGCTACCCGGGTGTTCCTGACCGACCGCGGTCGGGACATCACGGTCACCATGGCGAACCGGATCAACGCCGAGCTGGGGCTGACGATCATCGGCGCGCAGTCGCCGAGTGCCGTGGTCCCCAAGGTCGCCGGGATCCTGGACAGCGGCCGGTCGCGTGCAATCACGCTGGTCCGAACCGAGCTGGGGCGGGTGTACGCCAAGGCCGGCCAGGAGCGCATGGCGCAGGCCAAGGAGGTGCTGCCCGGGATGAAGAAGCAGTGGCGACGCAGCGGCAAGCTGCACGCCCGGCCGGAGCACGTCGCCGCCGACGGGCAGGTCCAGGACGTCGACAAGCCGTTCATCATTGCCGGCGTGCAGCTGATGTATCCGCGCGACCCGGCAGGCCCGGCCGAGCACACCATCAACTGCGGGTGCGACAGCCTGCCGTTCATGGAGCACTGGGAGGTGAAGAACCCCGACCGACAGCCGTTCACCGAGCGCGAGCTGGCCGGCAGCCGGTTCGCTCGGGACCTTGATTCCGCGGTGCCATCGGGTGTCGCCAAGGAGCCGGCCTTTTAAACGCCGCCGTTCAAGAGCGTTTAAATCGCCGCCCGAGCCCCCCCTCAAATGCCGCCGGCCGGATCAGGCGAGCCCGTAGGAAGCCCCAGGACGGCCAAGACAGGGTCCCGGGGCGTCGACGGGAGCCAAAAATCTCTTAAACGCCTTTAAACGGGCTCGCAGGCGGATTGCGGGGCCATCCGATCCGATCCGGCAGAGCCCCTCTTGCCCGCCACCCCCGAAACCACCATGCTGGGGGTCCCTTCGGCACCCGGTCGGCCGCCAGACGGCCCGGACCAGGTGCCCGGCACCCGCCCTGAAGGGTGCGATCGCTCCCCGTTTAAACGGCTGCCGTGGTGACGTTTGTCACCATGTTTTGCCCCTGCGGCCTCCGTCACGCTGACCTCGGTTTCGAACACCGAGGGAAGCCTCATGGCCAAAGCACCGAAGAATACCGGGAGGGCGGGAGCCGACGACAAGTCTGCTGCCCCCCGCACGACGGCCCCCGCTACCGAGAGCGAGGGCTCCGCGGCGACCGCCGGGGCGGCCGATACCGCCTCGGCGGCGCCTGCCGCGGATACGACTGCGGGCTCCGACGCCGGCGACCGCATCGCCGGCGACACGGTGAACGCGGCTCAGAGCAGCGACGGCCGGATCCACCAGAGCTTCGGTGGTGCGGCCTCGCGGTTCGACGACGTCATGGCGGCGATGGACGGCCTGCTCTGGCAGTTGCAGGAGCTGGCCGCCTCGAACGTGCCGCTCGACCCGGCTGAGCGCGAAGCCTTGGTCATCCAGTCGGCCGAGCTGCAGACGGTCCTCCGCAAGCACTTCGCCGCCGCCCACGACCAGGCCGGCCATGACGATGACGCCGCCGACGGCCCGACGAAGGGCCAGGCAGCCGCGGCGGTCGGTGTGACCGAGGACCAGGTGCTCGACTTCGCCTGGAACGGCACGGCCCTGACCGTCGTCACGACGGCTGGCCAGAAGCTCCGGTGGAAGCCGTGAGCGGCCGGCGCGCTCTCCTGGCCGGCACGGCGATCGCCACGGCCGCCACGCTGTCGGTCCTGCGCGAGGCGCAGGCAGATCGCGCCTGGCCGAGCCTGCCGCCGCTCGGCCTGATCGGCGAGGCGTCGATCCGCGAGGCGTTCACGGGCGACTTCCAGCAGCTGGAGGAGCTGCTGCGCGGCGAGCTGCGCAAGCTCTTCAAGATGCAGGGCGACGACGATCCGTGGCCCTGGGTTCGCGCCGTGTTCGAGGACGCAGTGGTGGTCGAGCGCGACGGCAAGTTCTGGCGCTACCCCTACCAGGCCGACGGCACGGCGGTCACGCTGTCGAGTCCGACCGAGGTGGTGCAGCGGTACCTCCCGGTCGAAGGCGAGGCGATGCGCGAGGCCCAGGCGGTCGGCGTGTTCCTGGAGGCCGAGGCCGCCGCCGGCGGGCGGTGGCTGGTCCGAGTGATCCGCGCCGGCCTGTCCGGCAACGGCAACTTCTACTCCGACGCCGTGCTGCGCGAGGCGGTCGGTCTGTTCGAGGGTGCTCGCGTCTTCGTCAAGTCGGACGAGGAGCACATCAAGGGCAAGGGCAAGGACGTCCGCAACCTGGTCGGCCGGCTGGTGGAGGCGAAGTTCGTTCCCGGCCCCAAGCTCGACCAGGGCGAGGTTCAGGCGACGCTGGAGCTGATCGAGCCCGAGGGCGACGTCGGCACCAAGCTGCGCGAGGCACATGCCCGGGGGATGGCAGGACTGTTCGGCCTGTCGATCGATGCCATCGGGCCGGCCCGCACCAAGAAGCAGAACGGGCGCAGCGTCCGGGTGGTGGAAGCCCTCCGGAAGGTCGCGTCCGTCGACCTGATCGTCGAGCCGGGAGCCGGCGGCGAAATCATCAACCTGATCGAGGCGCAAGGAGACGACGCCATGTGGCGCACCCGACTTATCGAGTCGATCCGCAAGGCCAAGCCGAAGCTGCTGGCCGGCAAGAAGCTCGACGACCTGACCGACGACGACCTGGAGACCCTGCTGCGTGAGGCGCTGGCCGGCGACCAGACCGCCGGCGACGATCCGGCGCCCGGTGTCGCCGACGCCGCCCTGCGCGAGGCGATGGCCGAGCTGGCCCGCATGAACGATGTGCGCGAGCACCTGCGCGAGGCGCTCGACGCCGCCAAGCTGCCGAAGGCGGCGAAGGACAAGCTGCGCAAGCGGTTCAAGGGCATGGAGCGCTTCACCGAGGCCGAGGTCGACGAGGCGATCGAGGAGGAGCGCAGCTACCTCGCCTCGTTCACCGAGTCCGGCACGGTGCTCGATCTCGGCGAGGGTCGGGTCGAGCCCGGCGAGGGCCGCGATGTGAGGGTCCGGCAGATGCTGGACGCCTTCTTCGACCCGGACAACCGCGAGGTCCGGTCGATCCGCGAGTGCTATATCGAGATCACCGGCGACCGCCGGGTCACCGGCTACCTGCGTGAGTGCGACCAGGCGCAGCTGCGCGAGGCGCTGGGGTCCGACACCTGGCCGGACGTGCTGGGCGACAGCATCCGGCGTCGGATGGTCACCGACTATCAGGTCGCGAATCAGTATGACGTCTGGCGCCGGGTGTGCACGACCGTGCCCCTGGCCGACTTCCGGACGAACGAGCGCACCCGCTGGGGCGGCTACGGTGACCTGCCGATCGTCGCCGAGCGCGACCCCTACCTGGCGCTGGAGAGCCCGACCGACGAGAAGGCCACCTACGCGCCGGCCAAGCGCGGCGGCGTGGAGACCGTCACGATCGAGATGATCAAGAACGACGACGTCGGGACGGTGCAGCGCATCCCGACGAAGATGTCGCGGGCGGCCAAGCGGACGTTGTCAAAGTTCGTGCTCGACTTCATCCGCACGAACCCGGTCATCTACGACGGCAAGACGCTGTTCCACGCCGATCACGGCAACCTCGGCTCGACCGCTCTCGGCAGTGCGTCGCTCGCCGCCGCCCGGCTGGCGATGCTCAAGCAAGGCGAGCTGAACACCAATGATCGGCTCGGGATCATGGCCAAGTCGCTGCTGTTCCCCTCCGACTTGGAGGAGACCGCGGCTGACCTGTTCCGACGGTCGACCAACAACGACAAGACGTTCGTCCAGTCGCTGGTCCTGGATCTGATCCCGGTCTGGTACTGGGACGACGCCACGGATTGGTCGCTCTGCGCCGATCCGGTCGAGTGCCCGACGATCGAAGTCGGGTTCCTTGACGGTTCGGAAGAGCCGGACATCTTCGTCCAGGACTCGCCGACGTCCGGGTCGCTCTTCAGCCACGACCAGATCACCTACAAGATCCGCCACATCTACGGCGGCGGGGTCCTGGACTATCGCGGCATGTTCAAGGCGGTGGTCGCGGGCTGATCGGCTTCAATCTGAGCCGATCGGCCGCCGCATAGGTCAAGGCGCCGGTCGGCTCTCACCACGAGGAAGAGAGCATGACCACCAAGAACATCCCGGTCTCGACGCCCGGCGTCCTGATGGTTCCCGTCCAGCTGTCGGGCCAGTACACCGCGACCCTCGCCGCCATCTCCCGCATGAAGCTGCCGTTCCCGGCCAAGCTGATGGCTGTGTCGGCTGCGGCCCGGGCGTCGGGCGGCACCGCCCCGACGCTTACCGTCGACCTCCAGGCCGGCGGCGTCTCGGTGCTGTCGGCGCCGATCGACGTCACCGCGGGCGCGACGGCCGAGGGCGCGATCGCCACCGACCGCCTGGCCGACGAGGCCGAGCTGACCATCGACCTGGCGATCGGCGGCGGCACCCCGACCTGGGACGACATCACGGTCCTGCTGACCCTGGTCCGGATCTGAGGCCGGGCAACCGGCGATCGCCATGGCGCTGACCGACTTCCAGACGCTCGTGGACGCGATGGTCCGCGACGACGACAGCCGCATCACGCAGGACGAGCGTGATGCGGCGATCGTCTCAGCCGTCTCTCGGTATTCCGAGGACCGGCCGCGGCGGCATGTCGTCGACGTCGTGGCGGCGGGCGGTCAGCTGCTGGACCTGCCGCCGGACTGGGAGGCCGACTTCAGCCACCTGGTGGCGCTGGAGTACCCGGTCGGTTCGGTACCGCCGACCTACCTGCCGGCCGACCAGTGGGGCCTGTACGAGGCGCCCGGCGCGATCAAGATCATGAGCGCCATCCGGTTCGGCGCCGGCGACCAGGTCCGCTGCACCCACACCGTCCGGCATGTGGTCGACGGTGTCTCCGACACGGTGCC